CATACGTTAATATGTCTTTAATGCACTATACAAGCTATTTTATATGTTGTTTGAGTGTTTATATTACCTAGCTAAATTAAACGTCTTAAAACGCAAATATGAAGGTCGAATTTTTGACTTTTTGAAAAAATAAAAGATATTCTACCAAATTTAGTAAAATATCTTTTAATAAACTACATCTTCATGAATTTCAACCCCATAAGGTTCATTTTTTTCAATTGCAGTTTTAATTAAGTTGGTGATTTCTTCATCATCTAAATTTCTAACAATAAATAATGGAAAATTTTCACCGAACTTATCAGCATATTCAATTAATAAATCATCCATTTACATCACCCCTTCAAAATATTATCAATCATTTCCTGGAATATCTCATAAGACTTTGGTAAATACTTTTTAATTGGTTCTAACTGTTCAGGATTAGCAACTGTTGAATCAAACATTTCAGCAAATGCTTCAGTTGATAATTTTTGTGCATCCTTCCAATAAGAATTACCATGTCCAAAACCAGCTTTCACTTTACCATTTGTTGCACCTTCAACAATATCTGATAAATCTGCCTTTGCATTACCTAATGCTCTAATTTCCTTTTCCAATTCCTTATAAGCCATTGATTTTTGGAATTTAGGTTCAGTCATCCATCTACCAGTTTGTTTATACATGTTATAATTCCATTCACCAATATAACCTTTGTTAAACAAATATTCATAATCTTTAGCATGTGTTTTGAAGTCTTGTTTCATAGCAGCTGCAATTTCATCAACTTTATCTGCAATTTCTTGTTTAATAGTTTTTCCAAATATATTATCTTTATAAGTGTATGAATACGGATAAAATGAATATCCATTTCCATATTCTTTATTAGCAATATAATCAATGTTGTGTCCAAATTCATGAAATGTTGTTTGATATGGTTTTGACCATGAAGTTCCTTTACTATCTTTTGTGACGTTCATTTCAATACCTGAAACACCATGATTGCAAGGATGAACATTCGCATTGGCATTTACTACTGTTAATTTATCTTCCATCTTTGCCCACAACTGTTGTTCTTTTTTAGGTGCATTCTTTAGTAATTCATGCATTCCATTATAATTATCTTCACCAAGTTTTTTGTATATTTCACTATCCTTGTTTACTTTTATTATATCACTTTTTGGTAATTCTTGCAAGTTTTCCACATTACCATCAACAAATGCTTCATTCCATTCTTTATAAGTCATGTTATCAGGAACAAAATATGTTTTACCATCTAATCCCCTAGCAGCCCTTTCACCACCAAAGTTATCTTCAAAATAAGGAACTGTGGTTGACCTACACCAAACATGAAAAGGTGGTGCAGTAACTCCTGGTTGAAAGTCCTTCATAGGGAATACTTGACCATCAAGGTTTTGACATATTTCTGAAGTGTGTGAATCCAGTGTTGCAACGACTTCATATTGTTCAACGTCTAATTCATTGAAACAATCTTTCTGTGCTGCACTACTGAAGAATGCTTGTTCAGTCATTATAAGTCTACCAGCTTGAAGTTTTGCGTTATTAAACTTCTTATCAACGTATTTAGTCATTTTCTTAATGGCATCATCAGGTGATTTACCTAATATGCATGTTCTGACTAATTCATTGTGTAAGTCATTAATCATGCTTGTTTTAGATTGCCATATTCTATTACTGAAGTTCTTGCCATCAGCTGCCCAAGGTTTATTTATTAACTTATCAAGCTTCTTATCATCGATTTCACCTATGTTAAACCCAATATTGAAACCTTTTTGGATTTCATAAGCTGAATGGTAATAATCTTCTGTGTAAACCCTTCTAGCCATTTTATCAATATCATCAAGTTCATTTCCAAATGCTCTTTCAAGTTCATGTTGTGTTCTAACCTTTAAGGCTTCCAGTCTTGAAATGTGATATTTAGCTGATGCATTTTCAAGTTCTTTCATCCATTGTTCATTTAATGCATTTTGTTTACCATAGTGGATATATTCATTCACATCCCACTTGAATTCCTTCAGTTCTTTATCGTTTAACAACTTCTTAGCATCTTTTAAGCTAATATTGTTATTAACTGCGATTCTGTTATACCATACATCAATTTCAGCTTGAATTTTCCTTTGTGCTTTATTAAAGGATTTTTCCACACTAGCATATGTTTCTTGTGCATACTCATTTGACATATTTTCTAATGCTTCAAATCTCTTTACCCAATAACTATTCGTTTTCGTTGTCATCGTTTAATCCACCCCCAGGTTTAACTGCTGGATTAAATGCATCCCCATATTGTTCAATTTCTTCTTCTTTTTCTTTCTTAATTCTTTCTAGTTCTGCATCAACATCATCAACCCAAGGATGATTTGCTAATCTGCTTTCAAGTGATAAATCTTGTGAAGCATTAACATTATTTATGGATTCTGTTTCATTTATTAGAATATCCCTATTGAATATCACATTAACTTCTTCTTTTTCAAAGTCACCTGCACCTATATTGAAAAGGTGCATGTCAATGAACCATAGTAATTCTTCAAATGATGCTTGAAACTCTGTTTCCATGTTGTTTGCATCAAGGTCTATGTCACTATACATTGATTGAATGTTCATCTGATTTGGATTTCCTGCCATTCTATCATCTTTAGCATCATATCCCATAGCATTTTCTATAATAGCTTTCTTGAAGATTTCAATTATCACTTTGTAGTTTTCACTATTAACTTCAATCTGAAGTGTTTTCAAATCTCCAGCTGCACCATCAACAGTTCTAACCTTAACAGCACCATATGTTGCTAAGTTCCTTCTAAACTCTCCAAGGTTTTCACCATCATAGTTCATAAGAACTAGAATTGTGTTTCTTGCATCTTCTTCCATGTTGTTTTGGAAATTAGATTCAATGATGTTAAGTCCATCTTGTAATGATTTAACCATTTTAATTAGTGGTATTTCTTTACTGTTGTATTTCCAAGGTATAATGGGAATCTTTGACCAATTGTAATTCTCATTATCGATAACAAAATAGTCCTGGTGATATGGTTCAACTGGAATTAACTTGTTACCTTCTAATTCAAAGTAATTAATACCATTTTCATCATATACTTCGACCTTCTGTATGATTTTTTCACTTATAGAAGATGTATAATGTACTATTTCATACACCCTTATAACATAGTCAAGAACTGTGTGTTCTGCATCTCTCCACCCTGGAATGATTTCTGATGGTTTGAACCTCTTGAATGTAAATTGTCCATTTTCATCATAATAAATATGCATCCAACCAATACCATTGTTTAAGCTATCTTCACCTATGTTTTTCATTAACCTTTGAAACTTCTTATTGAAAAACTCTTTTAATATTTCACTATAAGCTGCATTTTCTGTCTGAAATGAAATAGGTTGACCCAATAAGTAATTATTCTTTTGGTCAACCATCTTCTTATATTGGTTATCAACTATTCTGTTATTTGGTAGATTATCCACTGTTTGAAGCTTACCATCTTGACCAATTACAGTTCTGTTTCTTTGAAGAATGTCATGATTACCTTCATAATACCTTTCACCATCAACCATTAACTTTCTTTTTTGTGATAACTTAAATCTGTTAATTTCTTTTATTATAAATTCTTCATCTGTTATGTATGATGCACTACCCATTTTAACTAGGTCTTTAATTGCACCAAAAAACTTAAACATTTACTTCACCACCTTATTCAAAACTAAATGATTCACCCTTAATTAATGATTCTAACGCATATCGCATTGCATCCATTAAGTGGTTGAAATCATCTACTGGTTTATTAATTCTCTTACCAAATTTATCAACATCCCATGTGTAATTACTTATTTCAGTAAGGAAATTAACACATTGTGGATGAATAATAATTTCAAAGTCTTGTATGTAGTCAATACCATTCTTTACTGAATCTTTACCTTTTCTAGCACCTTTGATTTTAGATATTCCTAAATCTCTTAATCTGTCAATGCTCTTTGGTTCTGAAGAATCAGCAGTAATTTTTTCTTTTGAATATCCCATTTTAACTATTTCTGCATGTATTTTTTCATTTGAAAGTCCTTTTTCACACATTTCATCGAATACATATAACTTCTTATTGTCCACATCAACCATTCCACAAAATAATGCAGATGGGTCATTTGTATAACCAAAGTCCAACCCAAAAACTGAAGTAATTCCTGGGATGTTCTTAATGTCTTCAAGTTTGAAAGCTTCTTCTTTCCAATTCTCATAAACAATACCCTCAACAATACCCCATTCACCAAGTCCTGCAACTCGATAACGTCTAGGGTTGTTTATTTTCATCTTTTCAAACACCCTTTTATCTGCTGCATCTAACCATTCATTACATAAGTAATTCGTTGTTATAGCAAGAATATCAGGGTCATCTTTAACATCAAAGAACCTTTTCTTAATCCAATGATGTTCATTCCATGGGTTGAATGTTAAAGTAATCTGCTTAAATAATCCATCATCAACTTCACCTCTTATGGATTCATCAAGAATATCAAAATCTTCTTCTTTCATGATTTCATATGCTTCTTCAATCCACATCCAACACAAATGTCCAACATCAACTGCAATAGATGTTACTTTGAGTGGGTCATCTAAACCCCTGAAATAAATCTTTTGACCAGTAGGAATGTAAGTCATTTCAAGTGGTGATTCTTTGATTTCCCAAAAGTCATTAACCTTCAATCTGTTGATTGCCCATTTAAGTTCTGTGAAACAAGAATCTTTTA